CACTCCTAGTTTATCACGTGCTTCCTGTGCTGTGGTCGAGTCTGTTCCTCCTTCTGCAATTGTAATTGTATTATTATTGCCACCTGTAACATGTCCCTGTGTATTTACTGTAACTCGCTGGTATGTTCCTGCAGTTGCTCCACTGTCGGGATGCACATAATTATTTGCTCCTGTAGCAATTCCATTTAATTTAACCTTATCTTCTGCCGTCATAACACCATTTTGTGTCGTTGTTACAGTTGGTAAATCATATTGAGAAGCCAAATAACCAGTTGCTTTATTTCCTACCTCTAATTTTTCTCCACAGATTTCAATAACTCCAACTGTGTCCGTAAATATACCAAAGTGAATATCTCCAATATTATTCGCTTTGAAAGTAAAACTATATAATTTCCATTCTGATGTTAATTCCATTGCATCTGATACATTTGTTCCATACTCTAATAATAGTAGCGGTTCTCCACTCACTTTTCTAGCATAAGCAGATATCGTATATTCTTCCTTACTTATCAACGGAATTGACGCTTGTGTCACTGTTAATGCTCCAGCCCCATCTTTTCGCTCTAATCTCCAACCATATTTTATATCAGGATTAACTGCATCTGTAATCACTGTTCTTGTTCGTGTGCCACTACCACTTCCACCAGCCCTCCATATAGCATTTTCCCACATTCCTGTTGTTGATAAGCTCGTATTTTTATTGGTATTTCTTAGAATTTGTGCATTTCCTGAAAATGTTGTTTCAACCTTTTGTACTAGCTCTTCAAAATCCACCTGCGTTGCATATAGCACACTTTGCATCTTTAAGATAATTTCCTCTGCATTTGATATCTGTAATTGGAATCTGAGTCTTTTTTCAATTGTAGCAGCTTCACCTCCCTTTGAAATAAACTCTGCATCATCACCTGCATTGTCATACACATATAAAGTATCTTTATTATTCTGTTTTACTAAAATTCCTATTTCTCTTAAATAATATCCCTCTTCTAATTCTAGGTTACTAATATCTATCTCTATAACACAGCTATTACCGTCCACCTTCACATTTGAAACAGGTATCTTAAACAATTGGTTCTTCAAACTTGTGATTTCCCTATAAGACCCTGTATATTTTCCATCTCCTATTAATACATGTGTAAATTCTAGTTTATTTCCTAACTGTGCTTTCGCAAGAACATTTTTTCCCAAATTGGTTATTATTAATCCTCCAAATGCCATGTCTACCACCTTCCTTCCCTTTTTCTTTAAGCTACTTGTTTTATTGTTAAGATTTCACTTTGTTGCATTTTAGCACCAAGATATATCTGTGAATTTAATGGACGTTCAGTGATAATTATATAGGTTAAATGAGATGGCTTAATTTCACTGATTTCTTTTTTTAACTGTTCTATACTTATATTTCCATCTGCCCCTTTTATAAAGATTCTCACTAAAAATGTATATGGTGCTATATTTTCTTCCACCTCCACTTCTTTTTGTGTGATTGTCTCCATAATTTGCTTCATTCTATCTATATTTAACGGAGATCTAAAGTTTCTTTTCTTCTTAATATTTGCAACCCGTTCTTCTAACTCCATCATTTCATTTGGTACGATTCCATATTTCTGTTCGTGATAGGATACTGCCCAAGTACATAACTCTGGAAAAATTTGTTCTCTGAGCTCTTGAAAATACACTTTTGCTTCCTCTATCTCTATGCCCATGACCTGAAATAGCCATTTCCCTAGATAAGACTTTTCATACCAATCTTTACTCACCATATCTAGCATCTCTTGTGCCACTATATTGGTTGGGAAATTTTCTAAATTCATAAACTTCCCTCCTCTATCATTATAGCTTTTGTTTCTGGATAGACCTCAGCTTCTATTATTATATTGCTGACTTCTCCATTTATGGTTAAACCACCAAAGTCCCTAATATCCTCTATTTGCGCCAAAATAGCCACAACCTTATTATATTTTAAGATTCCTTCTACTCGTGCCTCTTTATAATATTCTCCAATCCTTTGACTAATTTCCTGAATAATAGTCTCTTTAACCGCCTTTTCTCTTAATATCACTTTACATTGATAAGTTAATTCCAACAATTCTGGTGCTGATACTTGTACACTTGCACCAATTGGAGCTAACCGATTCATTGGCTCTTTTGGAGATAAGATATGATTTCTCACTTTTTCCAATATCTCTTCATTCGCAGGCTTCCCATTGGTATCTACCAAAATTATTTTGACTGTCCCTGGACCATTCCATTCTGGAATTATCATCACATTTCCGACACCAACTATTTCTTTTGCCCAACGTATATAATCATTATTATTTCCTACAAAGGAGGTACTCGTTGATGTGTTTATCTCTTGTATTCTGGTCCTAAGAGATGTATCATCTTCTATTGCCGTTCCCCCTGTTATATCGTCTTGATTCGTTATTTCTTGAATTCCTTTGATTGGTCGTGCCATTAACACAATTGTGCCTGCTTTCACATTAGATAAAGTACCTGGTTCAAGTGCTTTTATAGCAATTTCTACCTCTCCTTTATTCCCTATCAAATGCTCTTCTGTCGTTATGAATTCTATTGAAGAACTTTTGGTCGTTGCCTGCGTTGCAAATACTGTTCCTTTTGGTATTATGGTCTTTGCAATTCCTTTTATTTGTAATCGTCCTGTTGCATAACCTGCTTCTTTTCTTTTGATACCAACTGCCATCGCATGATAATCAAGCCAATCTCCCCAAGCCCACATTGGAAACATTAGTTTTAAAGTTTGTAGTAGATGAAATTGTATCAACTGCGATTTTTCCATTGCTGTCGGCATAGTAAAATCCCATGGAAATCCACCAGGCATATTGTCAATATCGGCTGGTAATTGTTTCATCATTCGTTGTTGTATGATATCTGGGTCACTTTCTTGTATAAAACTTGGTGCTACAAATTCTATTGCCATATTCCTTTCACCTCCTTATTTCCAAATGTTTCGTTTAACCTAAATTCTTCCCAATCTTTTCCTTTCACTACAAATTCACAACTAACGCTATCACCATTCCAAATAAATGAGAAATTTCTTATATATTCTGTTCTTGGATTTACTAATAATGCTTCTGTGATAGTTCTTTCTAATGTTGATTCAGCCGCACCTTGGGACGGTTGATGCATAACTGCCTCTATTTCACACCCTATCTCTTTTGGATATGCAAAACACCTAAAACGCTCTGTCGAAATCATTTTTATACACCACTGAATATAAGCATCCTTACCACTTGCTTCTACAATTCGTTTGGCGCCATCTCGCTTAAAATCTCCTATTTCAAAATCCCAATCTATACTTTTTCGATATTTTTCTTCTCTTTTATTTTCTATTTTTGTTAGTTCCGGCATATTGAAGGTTGGAAATAATTTATTTTCTGCCATATGTTTCCCCCTATAAATTTCTTGCTGACGTTATGATATCCACAACAACTGCTTCATTTTGTACCCATGCGACTAACACACGATCCCCTGATTTCACACTTCGCATCTTAATTGGTACTAATACACTATGGGTATGTATTTCCCCTAGATTCTGACTTGGTTCATTTGTTTCCCCTAATTTTTCTCCAATGTTACCAAATGTCAAGCCCCTGCATATGGTATAGTCTGATTTGGGAATTGGAACTGGAAATGTATTTGTCATTAGGCTATAATTCTCTAAAACCTCTCCAAAGTCCAGTACTAATGGTGATTCGTTTTCTTTCCTCATTCGACCCGTGAGTGTATTTGCTAATTTACTAATCCCTTCATTGGACATCTGCTTTTCCTCCTATGCTTTTGTAATTGTGTTCGGATATACCCATCCAATTCCATCCACATGATATGGACATTTTCTGGATGTGTCCGTTTTGATGGTAATGGTACCAACATGATTGGTAAGTGTTTGACCCTGTCCATTTCCGTAACTATCTATATAAACTGCTCCATTTAGCACTATTGTATCACCTACTTCAAAATTGACTGACGTACTAGTATCTGTATCTTCTTGCATTTCTTCTTGCTCTGCATATTCCAAATCTAAGCTCATGAAACCAGAAGTACTGTGACGTATTCCCTCTACATAGTAATAACCTTTTACAGTTCCAGCCGTTACATGAACTAAGTCGCCTTTTCTGATCACTGGAACATCTGGTGCTTCTATTGATATGTTCTTTTCAATATCGCCTTTTTCATCTAAAATTTCTCTAGCTGTTTTTTTTGCTTCTTCCAAATTTTCATCTTTTGCATTGATGACAATTCTTTGACGTATTCCAAATTCAGTCTTGCCCTCTAGTACTGCTTCTACACTTGACTTTCCTTCTTCATCTTCTTTGCCAATTACTTTGACACGAGTTACTAGATTAGCTGTACTTTGCTTATTGCTCGTGGATATGGTATTATCTTCTCCAAAATGGTATATTTTCTTATTATTTCCTTTTGGAAAAATGCTCACACTACCTTTGTAACCTCTAATAACGCATTTGGAAGCCCCTTTACTTTCCGCATCTTTTAAAATATCAAGAAGCACTTTACTAAGCGTTTCACTTTTATATACAAGCTTGGCATGTGTTTCATTTGGTCCTTCATAGGTTGCTAGAGGAATCTCCCAATTGCCTAAAATTCCCTCTATTACTGATTTGGTACTAGCTCCTGCGGAGTAGTAGATATTGTCTTGACTCTTTTGTAAATTATATAAATCATCATAACAAGTGATGGAAAAACTCTCTTTTGAATTTGAGGAGGAGGTTGACCAATCGGTAATGGTTCCTCTCGCCACTTCTATATCTCCTTCACCCCAATTTGCAATAATGGCTACTAAGCATCCCGGCTTCGCAATGCTGCTGATACTTGTCCCTTCAAATTGGGTATTGACCATGGTAATATTTATACGCATGGCCAATTCTCCTTTATTTTCTTCCCAGTCTAGATTTTCAATAATTCCAGTAATATCCATGTTTTTCCCATTATCCATTACAAGAATTACTTCATATTTTATATTATTAATGTCTATCATATTCATTCTCCTATACTGGTAAGGTATATGTATCACCTGGATATATCCAATGTCCGTTATCGGAAGAGTTTCTTCCATACTTTCTTGCACTGCTTTCAATAACATCGGCATTTAGATTATATATCTCAGACCATTTAGTTCCACTTCCTAGATGGGTTTGAGCAATTCCCCAAAGAGTGTCACCTGATACAACTGTGTATGTTCCTCCTGTTGGAGGTGAGGGGCGAGATACTTTTTTGTACGCTTCTATTTTTAATTCATCAGTTGTGCATACTTTTAGTTCCTTGATACAAGAGAAGGTAAGTGAATAGGTGTAGTCACCATGCGCTCCCGTTTCTTCTCCACTAAAAGAATCGATGGTTACATCATAATTTATATTAGTATCTGTAATTAAAAGCTTTAGAGGGGTTCCACTTTCTAGCCATCTGTTTAATATGGCTTTACAGGTCTTAGGAGCATTATTGTTCTTTATAAATGAATGTAACTGTCTTTTTTGTCCAAAAAAAGTACCGCTCCATGAGACGGTACTGATTTGTGTTCCTTTTGGTATGGTTACGTTTCCTTTTGATATGATTTCATAATTCTGACTTGCACTGGCTGAGGAACATTTTATACTCTCAGGTAAGCAAGGAAATGTTAAACTTGCGTTATTGTTGCCTATTTCGGTTAAATATATGTCCATGGTGGCACCCTCCTTTTTTAGTTTACTTTTATTTTTTATTTATGATTGAAAAGTGATAGTTCAAAATATATGCGAGCGAATAAAAATAGCTTATAGAAAGCCATTTTTATTCACCTTCCATAAGCTATTATTTATTTAAAATGAGCTGCTTATTTCATAAAACTTTCAAACTCTTCCAATGTTGTCACTACATTATCATAAGATTCCAGAGCACCTGCTTTATTATCAATAGAAATAACACTTGACAGGGCATTAATCCAATATAATACAGCTAAATCTGCTCTATAATTGTTCGCAGTGTCTTCCAAATCCTCTAGATATTTCATATCCTTTAATAAAGACTCTAACTTCTCATTCGCTTCCTTATAGGTAATTGTTCGTCCCAAATATGTTTCTCCTACTTCAATCGCTGCCTTTGCAGATGCTAGTGCTTTTTGACTTGCCGTTCTAACATTTGGCGGCTTAATATCTTCATCAAAACCAACTTCTTTATTTACATCTCCAATGTATATGTGACTAATACCAGCTTCTTCAAGAGTAATATAAATAATAAATCCTCTCTCTATTCTTGAGATTTCTTCTTTATCTTCCACCATTACAAAACCTGTATCCGTCTCTTTAAATATTTTTCTTACTTCATCCTCTCCTATAGGCACAAAACCCAAATCATTTACCAACTCGTCTTTTGTCGTGCTAGGAGTTATTCCAAATATAGTTTCTGTAAAACTCTTACCTACACTAATACGATACAATTCACCATCATGGTATGATAATCCTAGATTATCCGGATATTCAAGAGCTCCATATCCAACATTTTTAAAATTTGGACCCAAATTGGTTTCATGAACTGTACGATTTTCATAGAAAATAAGCTCAACTCCAGAGGCTGTAGTTATATAAAAGTTTTGCAGTTTATTAGGATCAATTTTAGACTTACCACAACCTACTAACATTAGTAATAATACACTACTTGCTATAATAAAACTTATTTTTTTCATAATTTATTTCCCATTTCCTTTCCCTAAATCAGACTATTTTTATAGTACTTTAAAATGGATTATATGTCAATGTATACTCTACTTGAGTTTCCGTGTTTTATCCACAAAGCCTTACCCTCCAGCACTTTGCTATGAACAACTTTAATAAAATAACGAAAACATAAGGAATCCTATTAAGCAAAAGGAGGGCATCCAGCTTTGGTTTAAAACTAAGCGCCCTGCCTATCATCAGTTATGTCTTAGATTGATTTCTTAACCTATCACAATTGCATACTCGTTATTAAAGCTCGGTTATATATGGAACTTATTAAGGTATCATAGTTTTCAATTTTCACAACTAGAAAACTGCTGAGAATCGACCTCTTGATATCTTTGCTAATTTATTCATAGAATAATTACATTTTACAGAAACTCAACAAAATCTATGTAATTGGCATATTAGAAAAAACTTTTTGCAACCTATTCGCTATCTCATCGCCTATCTCATCTGCCATTTCTCTAATATTATTTTTAATTGCAACTACTATCTTATTGTCGCCATCTTCTCTTTCTCCTATATTAAATGTTGGTGATACATTTACATTCACATTCACGCCTAAATCTTTCTCAGTACTTTGTAACACGCCAAATATATTGCTCTCCGTAAATCCATCTTCTTCATTAATAGACAATGGTGAGATTTGAGTTCCACCAAATATTCCTCCTGTGGCATGTTTAAATACCCCTAATATTTTTCCCGTTTGCTCCCACAAACTTATTCCTCTATCTCTTCTCTTAGATGATAACGGAATTATTGACTCTGGCCCATCTTCAGCAACAAGTCCCATATGAGGTCTTGATAAAATTCCACCATTTGCATATTCTGGTAAGAAACCACCATATCCTTGAGCCTTTCTTCCAAGAGCAATTCCTTCTTTAATTGTCGCATTATATGTTGTATTAATAATTACTTCCTTAATAACATTCTCTCCTACTGTCGCATTAAGCTCTTGCATTTGTTGTAAAACCACTTCATTCTCTCCCTTTATAGAATTAAATGCTTCCTCAATACTCGCTACCGTTTCTGTAAATGCTTCTGGAGTACTCAAATCAATCTCTAACTCTGGAAGATAACTTTGTAGCTGATTGATTAACTTTTCTGATAAACTTCCATTCTCATACATTTCTAAACCTGCTGCATTTAAAAGTTCTAACTGAGTCATAATCTTATCAATATTTACACCATTTTCTCCCTCCAAAACTATTTTCTTCGCCTCATAAAGCTCCTGAAGACTTTGAATTGCTTGATACACTTCTTGACTGTCCTGTGTATAGGTATCAAGTAAGGCACTTGTTTTTTCCTCTATCTGAACAAGGGACAAATTACTATCACCATGAATTCTCCCAGTTTCATCCCAATCAGTTTTATAATTTAACCCCAAACCACTGTCTCCATTCTCTTCAATTGTACTTAATAAATCTTTTCCCACCTTATTTACACTCTCTAAATAGCTGTTCCCTAATTTGGTCAGTTCAGTATTTAATTCTATATACTCAGGTGAATTATAGGTAGTACTATCTCGTTCACTTTTAAGTTCATCATATTCTACAGTAAATTTTTCATATAATGCTCTCACATCTGCTGTATAAGTTTGATTATATCCGATTACTTTTATTTGCTCATCCAATTTTTTACTCTCTTGTAATGCCCTCTTTTTTTCGATTAATTGCAGTAAGTCTTCTTCTGTTTCACTTATCTCTACTTTAAACTTAAAATCAGTTAACCCATTTGCTACCTGCATATTATTTTCCAGTAACATTCTATGTATATCACTTTCAGTCAAATCATTCTTTAATTTGTCTGGAGTAATTATATGAGGAAAATATCGTTCTAACTCTGCTGCTATATTATCCATTTCTAATTGACTATACATCTTATCATTTGCTGTTAAGTTTCCTGTTTTCATCCCTTCATTCAACCGGCTATACTCTTCCATAAGCTCCTGTGTATAATCTCTTTTATCCACTACTGCTTGATATGAATCTGCCAGTTGTTTAAATTCAGCCCCTACATTTAACATTGATGCTTCTCTTTTAGCTTCTCTTTTATTATCACTTGTAAGAATTGTCTCGAATAAACTGCCTACCCCCTTTCCTAATAAAGGAGCCAGTGTACTCGCAACCCCCATTCCTACTATTGGCCCTACACCTATAAAAGTTCCTACAAAAGCTCCTAATGCCATAGTTAGCCCTTCAGTAAGTCCCGTCGCTCCTGAAATAATACCTTTTTCAATATTTCCCTCCAATAAAGCCATTGCTCCTATCGTTATTTCTTCAGTTGCTGAAAAGACTCCTGTTGCTGCTTCACCAATATATCCCATTTTTTCGAAAAATTTCGTATCAAACAATGAGCTGCTTTCTTCCAAAACCTTTTTAAGCGAATCTGATGGATCAAAGATTTCCTTCTTAACCTTTCCAGCCATTTCAAAAATTTCACTAATTCCTTCATCCAAATTCGCTTTTTTACTATCTAGCTTTGCTGTTTCCCATATAAATTCAGGACTCGGTTTTCTTGCTGAATTTTCAATTCCACCTTGCTGACTCTCAATTCCTGCATAACTTTTATTTGTTTCCATCGTATAGGTATTGATTACATGCAAATCTTCTTGTCTTTGTCCAATTATCTTGTCTATATCTTTCCACCTTATTGATACTTCAAAATCATCTTTCATTATCGGAATATCAATTTTTTTCATTTCAATATTTTTCAAAATATCACAAATATCATGAAAGGTTTTCAGAAACTCCTTATAAATATTCATCCTATCATTTTGCCAGCCTTGTTGGGCAATGCTATCTTTCTGGATAATTCCATTAGTCTGCCTGATACTTTTCTCTATAGAGTCTAATCTTCGACTCTTATTATCTTTAATTTCAATTCTCAACGTTCCTGCCATTTACCTATCCTCCTCCTTTTTCTTTCTTCTTATTCTCTATCTCAAGTTGAACTCTCATGGAGGCAAGCATAAAGGCTCTAACGCCCGGCGGCTTTTCATAGAATTCATCTATGCTTATGCCCAGTCTTTGGAACATAAAGTGCAATAAAGTTGCTTTGCCGCCGGATTCTATTAGTTTTTTGCTACTTCCTCAAGGTTCGATTCATAGCCACTCAACCTATCAATGGCTGCAATTACTGCATCTTTTTCACCACTTCTTAGAGTCACTTCGATTACATCCAAAGCATTTAATACTTGATGCCCTTTATCATTTAAGGTAGACCAAACTTTTTTATTATCCCACAATAATTCTCTATCTGCTTCAATCGTTGCCTGATAAATCAATGCTGCACGATACTTTACAGTATTCGTATCTTCTGGAAGTTTGATTCCTAATTGTTTATTCCTTACATATTTTGTATGCTTAGACTTACATTTGTCATATTCTTCTTCACCAAGAGGGCGAATAGAAAAAGCAAAATACAGTTTTTCATTACGAATAATTTCAATTTTTTGACGCTCTTCTTCTGATGTTCTATAATCTGCTGCTGCCAAAAGACCGTTAATAAAATCATTTTCGTATAACATGGTCTGATTTTTTGTTTCTTCTTTTGTGAATTCTTTTACTTCCACATTTTCTTCTTTTATGCTTACTTTAGCCATGATAATTCCTCCTTTAAATAGAGGCTGCCTTTTATGACAGCCTTCTTCTCTATCATCTATCTATTATTTTATGTTTTCTATTTTCACTATTTTCTAACTACTAAGCAGAACAAAACTACTATATACTTAACATCTTCTGTAATTCTGGTGGTCTATTAACATAGAAATTCCATGCTCTTTTAATCGCCTCACCTGTGGTTACATTCTGTAAATCCACCTGCCCTGAAGGGATACAATCTCTATAAATAATTCGTTGTTCGGAACCATTTCTTCCCTTTAGCACACCTTGGAAATTCCAGCTTGGCATTTGACCAGTCTGTAAACCTTTCATAAATTCCTGAATAAATGCATCATCTTCAATAACTACTTGCGTCATTGTTAAACTCACACTGTAACTTGCAAATGCTTCATGTTCCTGTGCATCACCTAGTGGTGTATATTTTGTATTTGTTACCGTTACTGGCACATTAAATGTTTCCACTGTAGCAAGCATTACACCATCTTCGTTATAAAATGCCCCATCTTTTCCTGTTAGTATATGTCTTGCATCTCCTGCTGCTCTTGTATTAATCATCTATTCTTCCTCCTCTTATTCTTCTGAACTAAACCCAAATTTAAATGTCAAATAAATATGTTCTGCTGAATCTTTATCTATTGCCTCAATATCAAAGTAAGCATTATCACCCTCTGATTTTACCTGTATACTTTCTGTTACATTACATGACACTAATTTGCCTTCTTCTATCATTGCAGTACCTATACCCTGTACCTGACTAACGATAGTAGCTCTTCCATTTGTATCATTATCTACTTTACCAATCAAACTATCTGCTTGTGCTACTGCTCTTGTAACAAGTTCAAATCTTGTTTTCGTTCTGCGAATTTTTTTCCAACCTTCATCTTGATTATCACTTAGAGCAGTTAAAGTATTAATACCACTATCAATCCACACTTGATTAGCACCATTCATTGTTAAAACAAGACACCCTTTTGTTTCAGCCTCAATAATTTGTGTTGGGGTGATTTTCTCCATTAATTCTAAGCCACCCTCTATTACCATATGAGTTAGAGAGCGACTAGCTGGTGTCGCCGCAATCAGCCCTGCAACCCTTGCTGCGGTTTGATATCCATCTATAATTCCTACAGATGTTTTCATTCTTGGATTTACTACATAATGCATTTTATGATTATTAAATGCTACTGCATGTCCCATTCGCTCTGTCAAAGTCACATCTTCTTTTTCCGCAACCACGCCCATGCCGAACTGTCCTGCATCATAAATTCTATCCAAATAAGAAGCCAATAATATATGTACTGCTTGATCCTCTGTATCCACGCAAATAGTGTTATATTTTTCACTTTCTAAAACCAAAAGACCTTCACTATAAGAACCTGTTGTTACCGTTGGATTTGTTCCTTTTGTAAATTTTTGCTGTGCTACATTTTGAAATTCTCCATCATTTCCCTCGATTAATTTTACTGCATTAAAATGAACAGACTTTGAAAATGCCGCTACTAAAGCCACTATTTCCTTTGCACCTTTTTCAAATGTTAATGTTTCTACTGCTTTTGTATCCTGATAAATAATACATTCTTTCTTTGTTGCATCAGATAGTTTTTCTCTGATGGATACTGAAAATTCTCTCGCTCCAACATACTTAGAAGCAATTTCAATAGCCTCTGCACCATTCTTATCAAGTAAGATTACTTTTGAAATAGTCCCACCTTCGCCGATTCTACAACAAAGTACTCTTTTTGCTCCACCTTTCATTGCTTCACCAATAATATCTGCAGTTAAAGCAGTTCCAAATAGTTCTTCATTTCCTTTTTCTCTGCTCACTTCTACTACTTCATTTAAAGGACCCCAGTCACTTTTAAATACTACCGCTGTTACTCCATTCATTGCTCCTGTAATTTTACTATTTCCTAATGATTGAATATTTGAGTAAGCACCTGGTCTTACCTTCACTTCTCCTAATGTAAACATTCCTGCCATACTTAAATTACCTCCTTCTCTAATAACGCCTTTACTAGTCTTTTACATGTTGAAATTGTAGATTCTTCTACTTTATTCATTTCTAGTGCTGCCCTTACGCATTCACTTTTTACATTGGCTCCAAAAATTTTGTCTGCATTGTTTGCCAATTCCTTTGCCGTATATAGTGGCTCTTCTTGCTTCTTTTTTGTCATAAAAATCTCCTTTAGATATTGATATTAAATCTAGACATATTTATGTTATGCTGAATCCCGTTCTCTCTTAATAAACCATATTCAACTTCTAATAAAATTTGTCCTTCCCTTAGATAATCCGCTTGCATATTTGCCTCTATTTTCTTTATAAACAAAGGAGAATTATCGCTCATTGATAATTCTCCTTCTCGTGAAAACCTATTTAGCAAATACAGCACCCACTTTAACCGACTGCCACTATTTTTTCCCATTACATGTATCGCTATGGAACTTTTTAACCAAATGATTGTACTATTTTCTCTCTCTTTATTGACATTTATAAGCCTAAAGTAAAAAATGGGAACAATTGTATCCCTTTTTAGAAACTTATCTATTTTGTCCATTCCTATATAGATTCCATTTGGTATATCATTTTTACAATAATGGGTCAATGCCAAAATCGGATCTGGATCTGCTGTTTCCTGATTGTGATATTCTAAGATTTGATAAACTAAGGTTTTTAAAATAATTGTTTTATCACCTATCTTTATTTGTTTATCCTCTTTTTCCTCGTATTTTTCTTCCCATACAAGACAATAGGTTCGATTATCTAAAGTCTGAATGAAGATATCTTGAAAACATTCTTTGATAACAGGTGCGATAGTTTCTACAAGAGTTCCCACTGACTCACTCCAAGCTCTAACTTGCATTGTTCCAATACACTTTTTACTCGTATTTTGTCCAAACTCTATCGTATAGTCAATCCTTGGATACTGCCTTCCCAAAATCCAACCCTCTTCGTCATCTCGTGGACACATTTGGTAAAATACCGCTGGTTGATTATTAAATTTTGTAAGCAAATCTGTTAGGTTTGTATTCTCTAACAGAGCTTCTTGTATTAGATCTTTTAATGTATTCATTAATTTTTACATTACTCTCCTTCCGCCATCACTTCTTTTAAATCTTTTGACCATCTTAACATCCACTTCTTGCTATCTACTTCTTCCACTGGAATTGTTAAATAGTTTGTTCCATTTCCTATTGAAGATAAGCACTGTATTGTAATCTCTTTTTCAGTTACGGAAGTTATAATTCCACATTTTGCTTCTTTCCAAGAAATATGTCTTGCTACTACCAAACTACCAGCAGTTATAAAATTTTTATTATAGATTTTTCTGATCTCTTCTGTTATTAAAGTCACATTTTCACCTCCATTGATTTAATGTCTACCCAGATTACTTGTATCTATTCTTTGACAATATTATATTACCATATTGTCATGTCACTTAGGGGGCAACTTAACTTTCTCCCATTCCCTACCTACAGAATAAAAACACTACCTATTAACCAACTTACTAATGTCGTAATCATTGCAGTAATAAACACAGTTTTTACCTGATTATATCGCCTTGCTGGTTCTTTTTCTAACAATTCTAACCTCTTTCCTTGTTCTTTTTGCTCCTCTAGCATATGCTGCATATTCAAAGCCAATTCTTTTACTGCCATTGCTAATTCATGAATAGACTTTTGTTGTTCCTCAACTGCTTTTAACCGATGCTTTATAGAACCTATTTCTTTTCCTTGCTCTGCCAATGTTATCTTTGCTTCTACTATCCCTTCTGTCATACATACTCCTCCTCCCTTTCTCTTTTAGAACTTGAAAAACCTCCAGCATTTTTCTTACTAGAGGCCTCTCTTCTATTTACTTTTTCTACACTATTAGATTATCATATTGTCATGTCACCTTGGGGGCAACTTTCGATATATTTATAAAATTTTCTAGATGCGGTCCGTCTATCCATGCTCATTAGCTCTCCAATTTCAAACCAACCCAGTCCATTTACTGCTCTATATTGAATTATTTCACATTCTGGATAAGGTGCCGCTTTTATAAAACCTTCTATATTGGCTCTTTCATGCTGTACTTTTTCCTTATAATATTCTATTTCTTCTTCAATTCTTTCTTTTTCCTCTATGTACCATTCTGAAAAATTTTTCCCACCACTTCCTTTTGGCATTCCAGTTATAATACTTCCCTTATATGGATTAAAACTTTCATGTTCTGCTAATTCCATATATAAAGATTTTAACTTTCCTAAATCTCTTTGTATATTACCCAATTCATTTACTGACATTTATATCTCCCCCTTAGTAATCTTCTTTAATATTCCCATTTTTCACTATTTTTGATTGACAAACTTATCTTAACATATTATTATATACCAAAAGAACAAACGTTCTTTGTTACTTGTTACGTAAGTTGTCATCAAAAAAAATGGAACCTGCTTTTTTCGACTCTATTTTCAAAACAAATAATAGTTGGGTCATTTCACAAGATGAAGGTTGTATACTTCCATCTAGTATTTTTTTCACTACTTCTCCTTTAATTCCTGATTTTATTGATATTTCGGAGATTGTTTTCAAATTTCTCTCTTCTAGTAATTTTTTCAATTTAATTGTATTCGTTTTTAAATGTGTTCCCATCTAGGTTTCTCCTTGCTTACGTCTTAGGTAAGTTTAATTTATCATATCTTGCATATGGTGTCAATACTTTTTTTACGCATTTAGTAAGTTTTCATTCAACTCGTTGCATTTTTCTTGCAAAACACGTAAGCACGTGGTAGAATACAGTATACTATATTAAAAACGAGGTGAATTATGGCTATTTTAAATGAGCATATAAAAGAAATGAGATTAAAAAGGGGCTTCACATTAATACAAGTCGCTGAATTACTCGGAGTGAAAGAAGCTACTATTCAAAGATATGAAAGTGGGGAAATAAAGAATATTAAACATGAATATATTGCTAAACTTGCTGAAATTTTTAATTGCTCTCCTGCTTATTTAATGGGTTGGGAAGATAGTATTTTGATTTCTGGACCTCAAGAACCATTCTATGATGTAGAACTTTTGATTGCTAGAAATGGAAAACAATTTACAAATGAACAAAAAATGGAACTTATCCGGATGTTATCGGAACTAAAATAAAAGGAGTACTAACTTTGGCACATTATCCTGATATTCTATACTCGATTTTAGAGATTTATAGACGATGTAATATAACTTATTTCCCTCTTGATTGTTTTAGCCTATTGGCTGCATATAATTATGAAGTATATAAATACTCCGACTTATATAAGAAAAATCCCTTATTATTAGAACTATGTGGTGGATACTCTGGTGAAGCCTTTAGTGAGCAAAATACCAAAATTGTAGCTTATAACGAGCGACAAAATCCTCAACGGATTCGTTTCTCTCTTATGCATGAATTAGGGCATATTATTTTAGGACATCGTGGTGAATCTAATCAAAACGAACAAGAAGCTAATTATTTTGCAAGCAATATTCTTGCACCCAAAATGGCCATTCACTATTCTAGTTGTAAAAACCATACTGAAATAGCCAAGTTATTTAACATTTCTTTGCAAGCTGCTGATATTGCCTTTACTGAATATCGACGTTGGCATAGAATGGCCGCCTATAAAATGAATTTTGTAGATAAAGAAATCTATCAACATTTTTATAATAAGGACGAAGACAAGTTTGTCTGCTTTCCTAGATATTGTGATTGCGGAGCTGAAGTAACGAATCGAAAATATAATTGTTGTAACCATTGTTTGTATATTCCGCCTACAAAAAGAGTTGTCCAAGAAGAACCTGCTTTGGTTTCATTATTCAACTCTCAAAAAGAAAAAAATATTTTTGCCAAAGCGGAACACCATTGGTTATATGGAAATGATTATTAA